TTTGTAGAAGTTGCCAATAAACATTCGTATTGTCATCAGTTGCTGCCTGTAATGATCTCAAGAGCATTACACCAGTTAGATTATTAGATTTCAAACGAAGACTTATAATTGGATAGAATGTATTTGCGGATGTCATCGTTGTCCCTGTGATGGGATTTGATATGCTCAAAAGAGTTCCAAGTTTTTCTGGTTCTCCTTCCTGAATAAGAGAATTGGAACCTTGATAAAGATAATGAGTTCCTGCAACACCAGTTACATTTTCTATCTCAAGACGAATGGGAAGGAATGGAGTAGAACACCAAACTCCTGGATTGGTATTTGCATTATCAAAAGTATGAGATGCAATAGTCTCATTCTTCATTAACCAAGCAAATTGAATTATACCTGCACCATACCATTCATAATTGATAGAAATCATTTGTTGTTTTGTTGGATCTGCAGTTACTCCAGTCCAACCATTTCCATCAAACTTTTCACCATTCCAATCATCTCGATATACTCTGGTTTCTGTGGTAATTCCAGTTACACTACTGCGAATTACATAAGAATATGTCCCCCCATCATCCTCAAAATAAACACCATTATTTTCATCAAACAATCCAAATCTTCTGCGAATACCTACCTGTGGTGTATCAAGACGAATTGCGAATGCGAGTGTTGCACCTCTACCGGGAATGTATCTCATTACATTCTTGGTTTGGCGAATTACTTTGCTTCCTGTAGTGGAACCAACTTGCATGATTACATTACTGGCATTTGCATTAAATGTTGCAGTTCCAACTCCAACTATTCTTTCATCCCATACATCAGTCTCTTTACCATACTGAAAGGTGTTAAAGAATACTGTTTGATATGGGGATATTTTGAATCTGTTGTTGTTGGTAAATTGAGGTCTCCAGTCCGTCTGGTTTCCCCAGTGGTCTGCGATATTATAAACTTCAAATAAAGACCTTTCTTGATTCAGAAAGTCTTGTGTAGTCTTATTCCACTGTGCCATTAATCACTCACCCCATGTTAATCTTTCTGGTTGATATCTTTGTGCGTTTTTAACTTTTAAAGAACTTTGGTTAGACGCTGGATAAATGTTATGAACAATTGCGCCAGGATATTCTCCTTGAAGTTGTTCTGCAAGTTCATTTCTGGTCATACCCTTTCCTTCCACTTCTAAACGATACATCTTTCCTTCCCAAACTACATCTGCAAAGAAAGACTCACTTGCTTGCTCTGGTTGCGAAGACCCAACATTTAGGGTTCCGTTGAAGTCACCATTAATAGTAATACTTTCTGATAAAAATTGTTGAAAACTTTTCATTAGTTGCACCTCCAACGGCGTAGGGCTTTGTTAATTTTTGAATCTGGATCTTTTGCAGTTTTCTCAGATGTAAGTCTATCTTTCATTCCTTTCATACGGCGGCAGAAGTTGGCACGACGCTTTGCTCTTTTTCCTTTTGGATTCTTTTCAGTTACTGCAGTTTGTAATTTAGATCCTGGATTTTCATCACGATATTTTTTAACTGTTTCACGACTCATTCCATCAGTTCTATCTTTACGATTTGCTGATTGCCAATCTTCATTAAATGCCTTTTTTCCATATTTAACACCAGCATCTTTAATTTTTTGAGAGGTAGATTTCTTTGCTAAGTGTTGACTTACTGGTTGCCCTATTTTCCAACCACCTTTTTGTGGACCATAAGCACTTTGCTCACTTAATCCAAAATCTGCTCTCCAATTAGAAAATTCTTCTTTTTTTACACAGTTTGGATATCTCTTTCCAAACATTGTCTTCATACCTTTTTTCTTATATCCATCCCAACACTTCTCATCAAGTTGATCACCTTCTGGTTCATAATGTGATATTTGCATTTCTTTTTTAATTCTTGCTTTTGCTTTTTTAACAAATCCAGAGAATTGTGGTAGTTGAGGTTCTTCTCCAGGTTTTCTTGGAATTGGTTCTTGTCCCTTTGGATATGATTGGACTCCACCACCTAATCCAGATCCTGGTTTTAATTTGACTGATGATCCAACGCTTTCATCTACATTTTTTGGATACAGTTTTGATGCAGTTTTTAATATTTTTACTTTTGTTTGTGGATTTGATGTTGCTTTTGCAGCATTAACATAACGACTAAACTTATCATAAGGTCCTTCTAGTGGTTTTACTTGCTCTTTCATTTCACCACTATCAACATAATCTGCTGCTGAATCAAGATAATCTGCTGCCTTAGTTATCTTTGATTGAACCCAAGCTTCAATATTACCTTCTCCTTTCATTTTTTTACGAAGTCTTTTCGCTGCCGAAATAATGGTCGAAATTTCAGACCTTGCCATTGAGTGTTCATGGTCATAAGACTCTGGAAAATTTCCTGGATGTGGCATATTTGCATCAAAATCCTTTTTACTTGAAATTAATTCAGATGGAAGTGAAAACATATCCCAATATTTTGCCCCATATTTACATTCTTCTCTTCCTTCCAGTTTTCCACATTTAGGGCAGAATCGATTTGCTTTATCACGAATTGGACTACTCCACTCATAATCAAGTGAATTTGTACTTTCACTCTTCGTTCCCCAGTTAGAAGCACCAACTTTACGACATTTAACAAGTGCTCCCGATGCATAAGCACTTGGCCAAATTTTGTATCTGCTTTTTACCTTATGATAACAAGCATCTTTTTCACCTTTTTTTTCTTGAATAAACTCTTCTTTAGTCACAATTTTTGCAGCTCCTGATCTGTTTGGGTTTGGATCTTCTCTACGTTTCTTAGCAGATCTTCTACTCCTTTCTTGTTTACTCATATTTGCACGATCATCGGGATCACGGCAAAATGGTTTTGTAGTCTGTCCCGGTTGTTTGGCACAAGGTTTTCCATCATATTTACCACCTGCTTGAACCCAACCACCATCATTAAACCATCTGTGCAGACTATATTTTGGTGATGATGCCCCAATACCATCAGTTGCTTCTTTTACATCTTTAAATTTTTTATGATGCTTTTTAGCATCCGCTTCCATTTTTTTCAAACGAGTATAATAATCTGGAATTTCATCGAGATGTTGAAGAGCAATATCTGTGGCGAGATCTTTATCTTTAGTATGCTCATGTTCGATGGGAATTCCCATTTCAAGTTGATTCTTTACAAAAGAAACTTCAAGACGATGTTTCTTTGCAATTTGTTCAACTGATTTATGGGACTTTACTTTATGCACAATAAAAAAAAAATTCCTATTCTTTATTATTTAGAAAACCTTGTTTGAGTAGTTTTGATAATTCCGAAGTGGATCCTACAAAAACTGCATTGTTAGTAACATTATTTGTTGTTTTTACAGTTTCTTCTTCCATATCTTTCAATTTCTTTTGAAGATCTATAAGTTTGTCAGTTACATCACCAACACTCTTTATAAGTTGCCCAGCGACCTCATACGCCCTTGGTTGATCACTTTCTGCAGCAAGTTCCATAATTCCATCAATCGCTTCCTGACCCTTCTCAATTAAGGAATAGAGGTTGGCTCTTGTGTACTCATAATCTTTTTTTATATCAACAGATGATTGATCAACAGATGTTATTTCTGTGCATTTTGGTTCTTCATAAATCTGCATTTCACTAGATGTGTTTAACACATTATCTAAGGAGTCAAAATTTTTAGATTTCATGGTTAAATATCAGTTTGTTGGACAGGACTATAAACTTTTGCATCTCCAAAGAATTCCCAATTCTCGTTAAATCCAAAATCATCACCTGGATTTGCATCAATAGGATCTGGAGTGACTGTATATCTTAGTTCTCTTTTTGCAGTTTGGACATCTGTAGATGAATACATATCCACTTGAACCTTGCGAATAAGACCATCTGTGCTGTCTGATATTGGACCAAAAAGATATGTTTTTGCTGTAAACTGTAAAGTATATAATAAAATTCTTCTAGTAGAAAAATCACCTTCATAATCATCTCTAAAAGAAATATCATCTAAAACTATTGGAATATCTTTTTTTTCTCCAATTATATCAACCATATCAACAGTAATATTAAAGGCTGGTTGAAAAAATGGTAAAATTTGTTCTATAATTTGAAGAACATCATCATTTAATTTTGCCATTATGTTCAATTCAAATCCTATATTATAAGGTACTGGCATGAAAACTTTTTTAATATTGTTTCCATCAGAAGCTTTAAAAGATTGAGAAATTCCAGACTTCCTTGCAGAGTCATATTTGATGGAATTCATCTCAAAGGACATTCTTGGTAGTGTTATTGCAACTGGTTTATTTAAATCTGCTTGTTGTTCTAAACGAGCCAAGAATTTTTGCATAGGACCATATGCTAAAGGAACTCTCACCTCACTGTAATCGTTGCCATCACCATCTTGATGTTTTATTGATATATTATTGAAAAGATTGCCAAAAGCAATAATTGTTTTTCTAATATTTTGATGATAAAAATATGTTCCTAGCATTAATAATTACCGAATAAATTGGACTCTGAAAAATCAACAATAGAAATTGATTCTTGTTGTATTTCATCGTTTTGCTCATATTTATCATATAAGTCTGAAACTTCATATTTTTGTAATGGGTATCTTGCTGAAGATATTGAACCAACTATAATTTCTCCAGGTATGAAGTCTCCACTTACAGTACCAACTTTCAAGGTACTTGTAATACTGTCCCAAGTTTTAACCCTACTCTTAGCACCAGAAGTTTCTCCAATAACTACTTCATTAAAAATATAAGTATTAATTCCGACAAGTAATGGTGGATTTGAAATTGCTATTGATGGTGCATATGTGTATCCAATACCAGCATCAGAAATTAGCACTCGATCAATTTGACCATTAGAATTTGCAATAGTTCTCGCTACAGCAGTAACTGCAGATCCAACTGTAGGAGATGAGAATCCTATAGATGGTGAAAAAACATATCCAGAACCACTATTAGTAATCGTTACACTTCCGATACCCGAATATGTTTTTTCAATTACTGCTTTTGCAGTTGCTCCAACTCCGGTTGTACTTGAAATTATAACAGTTGGTTCTACTGTATATCCTGCGCCAGGATTCACCAGCAAAATTTCTTTAACGGAACAAAAATTTCCTATACACGAAGTAATTGCCACCGCTTGAGCATTTACTCCTCCAGAAGGTGCGCTACTAATTGCTACTGTTGGTGTTGTTTTATAATTATAACCATCATTAAGTAAAATTATTTTTCTAACATATCCACTTACGGTTGAAGTTTGTGCAGTTGCTTGTGACCCTGTTGGGAATAATTTAAGCGTATTAATATAACCTTGATTTTCTAAAGTTCTATCTATTTCTTCAACCGTAGTGTTTACATTGTCCCAACCACCAATGTTATCCGAATACTCAAATAATTCACATTTCAATTCATAAACATAAGTTTTTCCTAACTGATAAAATGGTTGTTCATGCTCTACAAATTTTATTTCAAATAATCTATTACCAAGTGGAAAATAAATTAAATCACCTTCTCTTGGACGAGTAGAAACAATTATCTCATCTTGATCCATACCCATTAAAAATGGTGAGATAAAATCTTCAAAACGTTCTTTTGATATAATAAGTGTTAACTCATCTTTTAAATTCATTCCAAATTTTGATAGTATGTCACCTGAACCAGTATATCCATCAAAGTTGCTTACATAAGCTTCTATTGAAAAATTATCATCAAATTTTGATGCACTAACTTCTTTAAGTATGGTTTCTTTTTTTATAAATTTTTGTGGTAAATATGATACCTCTACTCCAAAAATTTGCAACTGTTCATTTATTAATTGTTGAATCAATTGTTGCTCAGAATCTGATCCTTGAAGAAAAAATGGATTTAATGCCATAATTATCCTATAAAGTCATATGGAGGAAGTTCATATTCCGTAGACATTTTTTGCATTAACTCATCCAATTCTCTTTGAGCATCATCGTATATTTCTCTACCGTTTAATTCAACTCCTCCAGGAAGTTTAACACCCCTAAATTTAATCAAATTTTGTCCCCACTGCTTTTTGATGAGAGAAGTTAAATATTTTTTTAAAAAAGAATCATTATAAACTTTACTAAATGAATTTGGATCTAAAGCCCTATAACAATCGATGACAATAAATGTGTCCACACTTTGAGAACCCCAATCAATATCAAGGTACATCCTATTTTGTCTTTTATTAAATCTTATTTGCTTATCAGTAGTTAACAGAAAATCAATATCTTCTAGATATGATTTAACCATTGCATATTGTAAAAGTTCTACAGAATTAAAATAATAGAGATCATTTAAAAATAGTTGGTATTTAATACTAAACATGCCACCAGAAATAGAACTAGTATCGAATTTAAAAACTTTTTCAATACCTGTAACAGAGTCTGGAACTTGAATATAATTTGAAGTTTCATAAAAATTAAAAGTTCCAATACCAGATGTTCCTGTAGTTGTTACTATTCCAACACCACTAGTATTTTTTGCCCTACCTCTATCAATGTCATCTTGAGTAATTCTATATTTTAAATACATTCTTTCAACACCATCAAAATGACGTTCATTAAAATACTGTAAAGCATCATCTACCAAATCATCTATTTGATCATCATCCACATTAATTTCTAAAACTGGTGCTCCCAGTCTTCTTAAACAATAATCAATTAATTCTTGTCTTGTTGATGGTTTTGCCATAACATTAACTATCTCTTGTTATGCTTTTTGTAACTATTGCAGAACCTTCTATAACTTTTGTTTTATCACCAGTTGAATTATTTGTAAGAATAATGTCATACAAATATCTTCCTGGTTTTAAACTAGATGTAGAATTTGGTTCTAATGAAATTTTTACAACCCCACCAGAAGGTGGGGAAACTGCTGTTGTAATAAAATTTATATAAGAATTACTTTGTGGATGTTTCCTTAATTGAGACTTAATTTGGTAATTAGAAAGATTAAGTGTCGAACCATTTTCATTAGACAAAGTAAAAGACTGAGTAAATGAAGTACTAGTATTAATACTTATGTTAACTACATATGGTGATGCCATTTACTGTCAAAAATACATCTATTAATTATATTTATGTCAATTAAATAATGCCACCACTTCTTGTTGCTTTAAATAAAGTTTAAGGTATAATTTTGAAAAAGTCTGTAGTTCTTCTAAACTCATCAAATCAATTACTCTACAATGCTTTTCATATTCAAATAGTTTATTAATGTCATTCAATTCAATATCTTCTGGTTTCATTTATTAACTCCTTTAATAAAGTTTTAATTTCTTTAACTTCATCTTTTAAATTTTCAATTTCTTTTTTTGTATTCAGTCTATTTGAAATACCATTTAAATACTGTTTATATGATACATTATCACAATTGACTATGGCACCTGTTTTTTTATCTCTAAAAAGATTTGGGTGCCCTTCAACTGCTATTAAATCTTCCATCATGCTAATGCAATTGTGCGTATGTCTTTAAATTTTGGATATTTATCTTGTCTTGTACCAGACATTACAATCTTAATAGTAAATCCAATAAATGGTCCAACATTTGCCGCAGTATATTGATATTCCAAGAATTGATTTTCTAAACTGTTTGGTACAATAGAATCTGGTAATCCACTATTTTTACTTGTATCCACAACATCCAAATAACCATCAAGATTATTATCTGTAGTTAAGTTGTCATACCCTGGAAACAATTCAAACGATAGCATTGATTCATTTGATTCTGATTTTATTAAAGAATATAATACTCTAAAATCTGAAGATGAATGTTTATATGCGGATAATAATACCCTTAAACTATTAGATGGTTGAGAAAGTCTAACAGTTTTGGAGACATAAATTGCAGCATGTGGATCACTTGTAAGTCCATTTACTCTACCATCAGAAACATAATCAGATATTGGATTATTTAATCTTGCACTATGAAATTCTGTAAATGTATCATCTAAGAAAATCATAGGTGAAAGATTATAGTTATCTGAGGATAAGGTTAATGCAGTTATTAGAGATTTATTTCTAGGTAAAGCATCCAAATATTGATCAGAATTAACCTTGGAAGAAATTAGTCTAATTTGATTTAATTTATTCAATTGATTAATCTGAACATCTTCATAACCAAGATCTGTAAATGATATTTCATTGCCACCAGAACTTGTCCCTGTTATAGTTCTGACTTTGGTAGTCACTTCAGTAGTTGCTCCGGGTATTATGATATCGTAAAATGGTATTATACTATCATAAATGATATTTTCGGATGCATATGCCGATGTACCACCAACATTCTTTTCACTATTAAATGATAGTAATGGATAAGGACTTGCATCCGAAGATCTATCATATCCAAAATTATTTGCACCTTCCAATCCACCCCTATCAATTTCTAAGTAATAACTATCCAATTCAATATTAGAATCAACAATATTATGATTTTTATTAATTCTTCTAAGAGAAACTCCACTTAATTCATACTTGAAAATGATTGAGTTCTCTGGATGAGTTATTGTAATAGTATTATCAATACCTCTCTCCAATCCTTCTAATGATGAAGATTGTACTGAAGTGTATTTTATTATTTCATTGTTGATAATTAAGTATCCAGGATTTGTTGGACTTACACTATTACCTTCAAAATTTTGGAAATATACTGTGTCTTCAGATGGAATATTCAAAATAGTAGATGTTCTCAGTAACTGAGAAGATAAAGTTACTCCTGGAGTGTCTGGAGAAACTCCTGTTAATTCTACTATATTATTTGCGGCATACATACCATGACTAAAATGATCAACCCTAAAATATTTTCCATCAGAGTAAGACCCATAAGTTTCAGAAGATTGAATAATAGTAGATCCTAAAGTGACCCTACTTCCAGAATCATTATAATAAACTAATTCTGCAGTTCCATTAGTAAATGTATTACCTTGAACATTGGTTAAGTATAAAGTATCAATTGCATTATTATTTCCTGTTACTGTTATTAATGCATTTTGACCTTTACTTAAATTTGAAGATCCTGTTACTGTCGAAGTGACAATTCCAACTATATCTCCAATAGAATATCCATTTCCTGGGTTATTGACTGAAATTGATGTAATAGTTCCATTTGACCCAGCAGTAATTGCTAATGTTAATCCAGAACCATTTCCATTGACGTTAAAGGTATTTACTGTAGATACTCCAACAGAATAGTTTCTTCCACCAGTACTAATTGCTACTGTAGATACAGAACAACCAGTGCCAACAATATTTCCATATATGTAATTTTTTGAAGTTTCACCTATTTTTCTACCAACAGTCAATATTGAATTTATTTGTGTGTTATCATATATTGTAGTTATGCCAACCTTAAGTTTTCTTGGTAAAGTTGTAATTGGATTGTTTATCAAGTTTCTTACATATCCATTACTCCTACTTAAAGTTGGATTTTGGAAGTATGCAATACCAGTTAATGGTGCAAATTTTGCTTTATATAACTTGAACTTCAAATCTTCATATTGGTCAGCACTCCATATTGAACCATTTTGAGATTTAAATAAACTACCAATCGCAAATTGCTTAGTATACCTTACACTTTCAACATCTGGAAGATTTAATGTATTTACTGTTGTTTCCCCCATTCTAGCAACCCACAATTCATATTGATCACTTTGAGGTGCCAGAATAACGATAGCATATTCTAATCCTGGTGGTAAAAATATTGGATATGGGAACGTTACTTTAGTTGCTACTGATCCATCAGTTGATGTTACAATATCACTTGGTCTGAGGGTTACTGGATCACCGATTGTTGTTAATGTTGGAGTTCCAAGTTCAACTGTTCTTATTTGAACCGTAACTGGAGCGTTTCCTGAATCTTTCTTAGCAAAAAATAAATCAACAGCCGTTAAAAATGCACCATTAACATCATCATTAAATGAATTTAATCCTCTGCTAGATCCAACAAGAAATGTTTGTGCCAGAGGATCAGAATATGTTTGTTGCTGAATAATTCTGTTAATGTTTCTTGTTACGTTTGTAACATTTTGAGTAACATTTTGAGTAACATTTTGAGAAACGTTAGTTACATTAGTTACATTAACAACTGGTGCAGGAGGTTCTGGAAGATTTAATGTTGAAATACTTTCATTTCTTACAGAATTTAATGTTTGTGTTCTTATGTTATTAGTCGTTGTTAATGAAGCATTTATTGTGTTAACTCTTATGATATTTTGATAAGTTTGTACAGTACCCTCTGACAAGTAGTTAGTTTCTGCTGAAGAAATATCAGTTCCATTTGATAAACCATTTTCATTCGATAAACTTGATGATAATTTAAATGTTTTATTTCCAGTAGAAACTCTTACAATTGGTGGTGGTAATGTATTTGGATCTCTGATAAAGAATGTTCCGATTAAGTCACCATAGTTATCAGATATTAGTCTTAAATCTTTAACATATGCTGCAGCACCACTAGTTTCTCCAATTAAAACTGCTCTACGAATTAAATAACCAGAATATAATCCTTGCGATTCTTCCGATAGTGAAAATGTATCAATATTTAATATTGTTGAAGACTCACTGTATCCTGTAGGTAGTATTTCTGTTTTTGAATATGGATTTACATCATAAGTTTTTGATGGATTGTTAAAGGGTCCAGATTTATGATTTGGTTGAGCAAGTCTAAATGATATAATTTGTACACCATTATCAAAACCAACTATGTTTTCACCAACAATAAAACTACCGTCAGTACCTGGGTTTTGTAATTCTACATCCTTAGTAACTTCTATCAATTTTGGAGTAAAATCAATACTGGAAATTCCATCTAAAAATGAATAATATTGAGTAAAAGCTTTTAAATTTGATACTGCAAATTCAGTATTTCTAGATCTCATAAAGAGATCAAATTGATTCTCAACAAAAGATCTTTCTGTAGATTCTGAAGTGCTACTATCTGAAGAGTTAAATGTTTCTTGTGAAGTACTACTATCACTCAGACTTAATTCGGTCCAAGTATCTCTTACTTGACCAACTCCTAATCCTCCAGATCCAGTTCCTGTAGTATTATCAACATTATTTAAGGTTATTCTTTCAGTATTAACTGTACTTTCTAAATTTAAATTGTTATTATGGGTAATAACTCTATCTGGAAGTTGAACAGTTCTTATCCAAGTATCTCTAAAAGGACTTAATCTGATATCACCAACATACTGAATAACATGAAATGGATTTACATTCTCAACTCTTGTTGCTAGTGGTTGTTCTATCCAATCAGCATTTTCATAATCTAAAGTAAGTACTTTACCTGTTTTTTTAATTCTATTATCTAACAACTCAAAATTTTGAGATAAATCTAATTCATAATCTGCAAGATTTGTTGATGGAATGATTTGATTCTTTAAACTATTTTTTGAAGTTAATGGAGTTAGTTCATTCCCAGCAGAAATTTCGGAAAGAGAGTTTCCAAGATCAATAAAATTGTCGTTTTTAAATGAATCAGCAAAGAATCCAGTTTTAAAACGATTTATACCATCAGCATCTTGTATCTGAAGAGTTTGTGTATCTATCTCTAACAACGAAAGGGAAGTTAGTATTTCCAAATTCTCAACTCTATCTTCAATTTTTCCAATATCACGCATAGTGTATCTTCTATTATCTACCAACTTTATTTTGGCATCACTGGTGTCATAAAGATATGGGGGTAAAGAAATGGATGCTATCTCTAACAAATCACCAGATTTGTAAGGCTCTTTTGGATTAGTTGATGGTATACCCTTTTCAAGAATGAATGAACCATAACTATCCAAATATACTTTATCAATTCTTCCTAGATAAAAATTATAATTTATTAAACTCGATTCATTTGGAGTAAATATTATTTTAGGACCATCACCAAAATTTCTTGACGAAAAATCAAATGGAGAAGAAGATGAACTATTAAAATACGAAACTCTTGGTCTAAAATCTAGTGTATCGGAAGCTCTAATGTTTAAGAAACCTACACTGGGAATGTCTTTACTATAATTTTCATTATTATAACTTAAAATACTAAACAAATCTCCAGAATCTGTTGGTGAAACGTCATAATGATCTAATACTATGGTAATTTTTCTGGTAGGTTCTGGTTCATTTGTGTTTCTTACTAATTTCGAATAATCATAATATTGATTTTTTTGACCTTTATCTAATTTAAAAATATTAGTAATGTTTTTAAATCTTCCAAAAGATAAAGAAGAAACAGGAGCAACTATATTAGATTGTTCAAAAGTAACTTCTTCATCAACTTCAAACTTATTGTTATTTAAATATACTATTTCTACGCTATTTGGATATAAAGCATCTTTTTTTACGATTCTTGCTAATGCTTTACTTGTTTTTCCGATTATATTTTCACCAACTATAGAATTGTTTGAAATACCATATAAAGAAGAAAAATTTAATTTATCAAAAGATGGTAAAGATGAATCTAGAGATTCGTAAACTGCCAGTACTCTAATTACGTCAGGATACTTTAAACATATTTCAGTATCTTGAACTCTCAACCCATAATATCTATTAAATGTTAAACCATCTGCAACTGAAGAATTAGAACTTGAACCAGATTGCTCATATTTCGAGAACTCAATGTTAACTAAGGTACTTTTTTTGTGAACTTTAGTCTTACTTTGTATACCAGTTTTTACAAAAGTTCCATTAACAATTGATGTTGTTTTACCATTAGTAACACCTTTAAAAGTAATTTGAGTATATTCCTGATTAAATGATACTTGATCATCAGTTAAAATTTGTACTGTTCCATCACTATAATGTATTGAATATTTTTCCACGTCAAAAGTATCAAACTTTATTGATCCAGAATTTCCTGGTAAATTAAAATCACCTGTTGTTAATGTTAACGAACCCCCAGATATTGTATTTGCTGATATAGATTGTGATGAAAATGTTAGTTGTGAACTACTAAGATCTATGCTAGAAATGTTTGTATTTGGTAAAACTGAATATAAATATCCAGAATTTTGATCTAGTATCCTAGAATTACCAACTAAAAATCTAACTTGAATATTCGAATTTGTAATATCACCATCATTAACATTTGCTACCGATGATATTTGAGATAAATTGAATTTTGTTCCATCTGAAGAAATGCTACTAACAATATTATATGTTTCTGTACTAAATCCTGTCCTGGAATATTTTACTATTGTATCGGTAGATATTCCACTAAATGGTTTATTTGTTGTACTTACCTCTCCATTAGAACCTATAGTAATCTGATCTTGACCACTAAATCCTACTGGTATAAATGAATCTAAAACAGAATCTGCAAGAAATGCTGGACTACCTGAAGAATAAACAGATTTAATGTCGGAAGATTTATAAGATTTTACATTTAAAATAGTTCTAGATAATGCAGTTGTACCATTTATAGTAATATTTTCATTTGGTAAAAATGTACCAGATATCTGACTTACAACAGTTAAATTATCACTAGTACCTGCAGATACAACATATCCAGTAGCTCCGCTACTGTTTCCAACAATAAATGATGATGCTGGTAATTCTGTAGATGTTAATGAATTATTTAAAGTTAAATGAGTGTATAACTGTATATCATAAAGATATAAGTCCCATTTTGTTTTTGCTCCTTCATATGGGGAATCAGTAAGTTTACATAAATAAACTCTTGCAGATCCTATTTGAACACCATTTGGAGATGAAGTTGCACCATCTCTCCTTCTACTATAAAAGTTTATTGTTGATCTATTTGTTGGAGCACCGTAAATATTATTAATTCTTAAAATATTTCCCATTCTAAATGGAACTAAAACATCAGTAACTGTTTGTACGTCTCTTGGTTTGTCAATGTCCAAAATAGTTGTACTGGTTTTTTCAATGTCGTACCCCTTCACATAAGCTTTACCTGGACTTACACTCACACACATTAAATTATCTGAAGGAGTATTATTTCCAGATGTTAAATCACCACTAAAATAAAGACCATTATTTCCAAGTAAATTATTTAAAGAATTATTAATGGAAATTGTAAATGGAACAACCGTATAGTTACCAGACTCATCATAAGTTCTTTGGGCAATATAATCTTTTAGTAAATTATAATCTGTTTTATTTTCTATTTTTTTAATAAATCCGTTTTCAACCCTCATCAATTCTATAAAATCTGTATCATTAACGTCAGTTAAAGGTTTTTTTGTTAATGATAGACCTATTTTTAATCTGTCTGCACCAGGAGAAGCAAAGTTTGTAAATCCTTTAGCATTATCAAATAATGATTCATCATCTCTTGATGTTATGATATTTTCGGATACTTTTAATCCTATTCTATATGATGAAATATTATTATAATAATCTAAGATTAATGTATGTTTATTTACATTTACAAAAGTCCCTCTGACAAAGTAAACGCCATTATCAATAGAAACTGAAGATCCAATTGAAGTTCCATTTTCAGATATTAATGACGCAAAAGAAGTTCCACTGGATATTGTAGTGTTATTGATTCCGTAAGATATTGCTTCTGTGGATAATAAAGATTCTCCATCTAAAAAGAAAGACTGATTAAAATCGTTATTTGATTCTAAATATTTTACATAAATGGTTATATTATCTACACCACTATTATTTGGAAAAACTACTTCTTTTATTATTGCAGATATTCCAGATACTTCTCCTCTAATAATCTGACCAATATACTTACTAATATATAAAGAAATATCTACACCAAATGATGTAGAATTTAATTTTACGGCACAATATTCGGAATCATATGACACACCACCAGGTATGACCATAGAACCTTCTTTAAAAATGTGACTTCCAAAAGATTCTATTTGGTTCTGTAAAATAGACTGTATTGTATTTAATTCTCTAGACTGTACTGGTTTTGCTGGATTGAAAAGAACTTTATAAAAATTCTTTGTCGAATCAAAGTCATCAAAATATGGATTAACATTGAAATTAGTTTTTTGTGCCATTTTTTAAAATTCTAGAATAATTTTGATGTCTTCTTTTTGTCTAGAGTTTCTCTGTATTAAAGGTCTATTATCAATGTAGATAATATCTCCAGATGTTTTATTTATTTCGGGATTTGCAATACCAGATGTAAATGATACATCTAAATTGATTATTTTGTTTTGTACTACTAATGATGATGAATTAAATGACGAATCTATAGAACATAAAAATCCACTATCGACTCCTCTAACTGATCCTCCAGAAGAATTAAAATCTATTAATGCATTTGCTGAGGAAGAAATACCAACATAATCTGTTTGATCATATATTGATTGGTTATAATATAATGATCTATCCTTAAAATATTTTAAAACTTTTGTATCTTTATCATAGGAAGCTACATAACCAACTGCTTTTTGTCCACTAGTTAATGTTTGTTCTATTTTTTCTCCAATTGTTGGTAATGTAGATCCTGATGGTATGACTTTCAATGAAGATAATCCAGAAAATCTATCTGAAGTATATGATTCTGTAGATATAAATTTTGTGGGATTTCTTAATATTCCTATTTGTGCAAATTTTGTATCTACTGGAAAATCTTTTGATGAGTCATCAAACCTAGAATAAATTAAAACTTTATCTGATCCTAGTTCCTGATATAAATCATATCCATGCCCTCTTGAAGGTGGTATTATGGGTATTAATT